GTCATGCTAGGGTCTGAGGCCTTCTCAGGCCCAGAGGTGCGTTTCCAATTAGAGTTATGCCAATTGATATATGCACCGTCCTGGGGCTCCTTTCTCTTCACCGACCGCCGAATTAATTTGCGGTTAGGATGATGAGGGGAAGCTAGGATTGTGTCACTATCAAAGTCATAACCACCCCAAAGATCTCTCGGAACATATGAAGCCAATTTGATCCACACATTGTACGTGGATGGCAACATATACTGCCTAGCAGGATCAGCTAAAGCCCAACGGCGAAACTGATTGGCTACTCTTATGACATCAGTCAAGTGAGTAGCCTTCCTCTTGAGATAGAAAGGGGTTACGTCTTCGAGCATATGGTAATGACCACCACAACTTTCCCGAAAGGGTCCATCGTGGAATGATTTATCCATGTTAACTCGAAAGCCGAAGCTTTCAAGTACCCATGTGACCATATTATATCCTTTTGACGGGATAATAATATCGTCACCATATACACTTACAACGCCCCGAATGCCTTCGAAATATAGGGTAGTGCGACACAGAACATAAAAGAGCAAGCTCTCAAGTTCGAAAGTGAAGCCGTTTCCCATACTAGAAAACATTTCGGTTCTGACGAGTGTTCCTTCAACTGCTACCGTTTGACTCCTAATATCGTCAAGATAAAGGAACCAGTCATACGGCAGAAGAGACTTGACAGCCTCAATGGTTATGGTATCGCTAGCTGACGAGAGGTCTATAGTAGCAAGGGAGTTATCCCGAGCACCTAGGGCCGCAAGTTTGCGATTGATACTTTGATCATTAAGGTTGATGCCAAACCGACGGAGGCGACGACGCATGTGCGCGCCTACTCCCTTCTGGAGAAACATATTGACATCTGGCTCTTTACAAGCACAGCGGTCAATGTCAGATTTCTTTGGAACGGTAAACAATACGGCTCCTTCGACTTCCCTAAGGTCGTCAAATGTACCGTATTGTCCCATCAGTGGACACAGACGCCGAACTAAATCGACGTACTGTGAAGCTGACGGTGTGGTATCTGCCTGTCCAGTAAACTTGTGGGCCGGAGTGCTCACAAGCCTAGATCGACTCGTAGAAGCTCCACCGCTGAAAGAACCTAGGACCAACTCATCGCTGAGTGGCCCTAGGATATCAGAGGTAAGCTTCCGCGCAAACTTGAGGAAGGCAGACCAAGTAACCCTAGGCAACACGTTGTAGCCAGGGTCTCGGCTGCGCAGAATACCGTTAGTGTTGGCATTCTGCTCCTCCGTCTTAAGCCACTTTTGGATCGCGTTTGATTTGCGTTCCGCAGCGGGACATATGTCTTCGTCGTGGTACTTTGAATCGTACTCCGATTTCAGATATAATAAGGCGAAGTAGTCTTCCTCTCGTCCGATCTCCCGCGGGAGGTTTCGGATGAAGTCTGAGGCTGACTCGGGTAAACGACTATTGGCATTCCGCCATTGGTTGTTTCCCGAATTGGTGCTTGAACGACGCTTTTGCATTCGTAGGTCCTTTCAGGATCCTTAAGCGAAGAAAGATACAAAACGGTCATAACAACCGCTAGTATCATGGCAAAAACCAGAACCACTAAGAAGTGGACGGTAAAGTCAGCACGAGGCTGACTGACTGTACGTGCAGCCATCCGATATCTAAATTAATAAATGTCGGACAGATTGACGACCATGTCATTGATTTGTGCCTGGGAGGCAAGCAGCGAATCGAGGGTCTGACCCACGACGTCTGCTCGTTCCTGGACACTTGACAAGTTGTCAAAGGTAAAGTTTACCTCTGCATATGCAGTCCGTACCACAACAGGGGAACTAACCCCGTTGATGGTCTGGGTCTGCGTCACTGGCACAACCAGCTTCAGAGTTGCGCGATACTTTTCTGCTGTACGCCGAAGACTCGCAGTAAACCGCGAGTAACCGGCGGGAACGCCCACCTTTTCCGAGAAGAGGTGAACCCCGTTGGTATCCGTACCGTCAGGAGTAAAAGTATGATTGACCGGAGTCGATGCCCTGTCCTTGAGGACCAGGTTAGTACGTGCAGCCATGCTGCTATTCCTTTCTTATTAAGGAGGATACACCGTAATTGGTGCGTATTTACGGTCAGAATCTACCGTAGTTTATCGGAGGTTTTGACTTTCCTAGGTTCACGAGCGACAGGGCCAAGGCCTTGAAGGGACGATCACCGCGGAAAGGGTTGGGGTCTACCCAAAGACCTGGAAATGGCCACTTAGCGAGAGCTTCGCGGCTAAATCCTTCATAGGTAATTGGGACCCGAGCTGGCTGACTCTTCACATTGTACGAAGAGGATCCAGATTTCGGGGCGAATTCGACGATGTGGTTCTCACTGCATCGCTTCGATAGACGACCATCCACGAAGATCAAACCTGATGGAGCTGACATTGCTTGTAGAACGGGACCGATAGGGATTAACCAATCGACCACGAACGAGTAAGGGACGAGTTCCCATGTCAGACTTGCAGGATTGATAAGGCCGAGCTGATTAAGGGCACGTAAACCTACCCAATCAGGATTCAGGCGAGCGGTTAAGCCAGCCTGATAACGAAGATTCGACGTCCACTCAAGACGTCGTATATCCGTTGTTCCCGATGGAAGAGTAGGCCCCACAGACTTAAACTGCGTACGGTTGGAATTGCTTTCAACCTGCAGTAGTAGAGGTTTGAGGGACGTGTCCTTAAGAGCTTCGTAGAGACTAAATGCGTCGTTCATAAGTGGCTTGAAGCCATATACGTACTCAAGGTAATATCGTGCGATAGCTCTATCTATCCCTTCTCTCCGCAGGTCGCGGTAGGAACGGTAGAAGAACTTTCGCAGAGTTTTAT